AATTGATATGGAATACCTAAGGAAACGAGTTGAGGAAGAAGGTGGTGACATTAGTCTGTTACCGCCGAGGAGTGATTATGCTGCGCCTTGATGACATGCTCCACGACATCAGCGCTCGAAAGAAAGCACTAGGCTTGACGGAAACGCCCGAGCGTATCGAAAGCCTTAGAAATAAGGGCGCCTTACGGACGCCTGCCAAAAGGGAGCTTTTGCGGCGGATGGAAAGTCGAGCCAAGGCAGCCGGGAAAGACCCTGTTCGCGCCTATTTCTGATCAGAGCGCATAGGGTTCCCCAAGCTTAACTGGACTTCATCGCTGCCACACCGAAGTCATCCGTCGCTTGATCCAAAAGGGGCTTGAGATGGAGAAGAAAGACTAGCTTGCCCTCACAATCTCCGACATATTTCAAAATATGAATGGAGAGAGAAATGAAGCAACGAATCTTTTTTAAGCAGGGTTTGATTTCAATAAGTGAAACGACTGCTAAATTCGATGAAATCGTAATCCCACTACGACAAATTTCATTTATGAATGTTACTCAACAACCCACAGGGATATTTTGGATTTTATTCTGCTTCTGCGCTCTATCGATTGTTGGGACCGCCATATCTGGTTACGACAACGGCCAATTTTACACGACGCAGAATATGGAGATTTCTTTCGCCTCTTTCGGGCTAGGTGCGGCAATATTTCTATATCTGGCTGTGAAACCAAAATACTATTTCACTGTGAAATCTTCCAGTGGCCACGGGCATACCATTTGGAGCCGTGAATACGGTGATTTGTCCTCGATTAAGGTGGGAATTGAAGCGGCTTTACTAGGTATTTACGTTGATCAGAAATAAGAACTTTGACCAGGATAACTGAAAGAAACAAAAATGAGTTTTGAAACAAAGTTATGTAAGATAACATGTTATATTTTTTGGTTTTTACTTATACTAATTACAATAGTATTCATTGTTTTAGGAATATTCATCAACCAGTCAGCTACATGTCAATGGATTTCGGCAATAGGAACTATAATAGGAGCTGTATTTACAGGTGTTGTTGGTTTCTATGCATATAATATTGCCAAGGAACAAAATCATTCCGCCAAAACCTCTCTTGGTATGAGTGTTAGTCAAAATTACGCTAAAATTATTAACAATGCATTTGAAGTGATGTTTGATATTTCAGACGCAAGATGTCGTGATAACCCTAAGAACCCAAGTAAATACGGAATGGAGTATCCATCTGACGTAATTACACCTTTATTATTAGCATCTGAAGTTTTTGATGAAATTGCATCAAACGATTTATTGCTAAGAAAAAAATTAAGGATACTTCTTCAAAAACAACTTAATCCACCATTAAAACAAGAAATCAAAGATAGAGAAATATTTAAATGTTTATTGAATAGGGAATTAGCACATAAACCAAGATCATTAAGCATTGATGAGGAGAGTTTATTCAAAACAATAGAAGATCAATACCGATCTGTTTCCATTTTATATAATTTACCTTATAACGGAGTTGGAGATGATGTCTCGAAAATTTTAAGCAGTCACAATGAAAGTTTTAGAGTAAAGTAATTAATCACGAATACCGCCTCAAAAACGCCTCTATATCCCCACTCATAAGATCCTTCACGCGCTCCTGAAGAATATCCTCCGGCCAGTTCCACCATGCCAGAGCCAGCAATCGTGCGATAACGCTTTCAGAAAAGCGGAATTTGATCAGCTTGGCCGGGTTGCCCCCTACTATGCCATAGGGGGCGACATCTTTGGTCACGACCGCACCAGCCGCAACAATTGCTCCGTCGCCTATCGTGACCCCAGAGAGAATAGTTGCGCCCGATCCAATCCAGACGTCGTTACCGATGACCACATCGCCTTTCGATGAATGGTCCCCTTCCCCGTCTTCAGCTTTCGGCCAGAACTGGGAAAGAGTTTTGAACGGATATGTCGTCACAAGATCGGCGCGGTGATTGCCCAAAGCGATTGTGACATTTGGCCCGATGGAGCAGTAGTCGCCGATTGTGAGGTGAGCTTCTCCAGCTTCCAGAATTAATGGAGACCCATAGGTGTGCGGGCCAACGACCCAGCCCCACTCTGCGATTTGGTATGCGAGGGCGAAGTGCGTCAGCGCAGAAAATGCGTTGTTCCCAAATGACATAACAATGTCCTGTGGAGTTGCAGGGTCTCAACGAAAGTCTTCACCCTAAATGGGTTGAGCGCAATGGGTATGTTCGCCAATCATCGTGTCGTTTTGTCCTTGTACAGCCGGCTTAGCCTGTACTATGATTCTGCAATGCAAAAATCCCCGAATGCCCGCGCCGGACTCGGCGATACGATCCGCCAGTTTTCCACTCCCAAACAGACGCGAAAAACGGCGTTCGTTTTGCCGAGAACAGAGGATAATTCGCCTACGCCTGAGCGGGTGGCGAAGGCCGATTATGAGACGGTCGGATCTGGGAAGAAGGTTCGGCGCGCGCGAGCTACTGTCGTGAACACGCTTCACATGGCTGGCGATATTACAGGTGATGATGTGGCGTCTGCCAAGAAATGGCAGCGGGAATATGACCTGGCACGGAATGGCTATTTCGAAGCCCTGCCCGTTTCTGAGCGGCGGCACGTTGAGCAAGAAGAAGCGCTGAAACACGATGCTGTTTCGTGGCTGATCTTTCGCGGGCGTGCGAGCGCTCATCTTCGGGAGGTGTCTAACTCGCTTGGGCTTTGTTCGTTCAAAATCCTGAACTGGATGCTGGTTCAAGAGCTATCGCTTTCTGCGATGGGTGCCCTGCTTTATCCGGGTGTCAGCCGCGCGCAGGCGAGCCACAAAGTATCGGGCCGGTGCGCTCACGTTCTTCAGCAGCTCACTGAGTTTTACGAACTCAAGCGCAGTCAACGACGAGCTGAGCTGAGGGCTGAGAAAGTGCTTGTACCTGTGTCACAGATGTGAGATTGTTTTTCCACGCTGCGACACTTGTGCTTAGCGTTATCACTGGACAATCAAACTCATGCCGTCACCCATCCAGACTGGATCTGTGGTGTGGTGGCGTAAAGGGTGTTATCTCGTCGCCTCGGTCACTGATCGAAGCGTTGCGATTTGTCCGATTGAGGTTGGTCCCTGCCCTCGCCATCGTGCCGATGTGGCGCTGGATTGGTTTGAAGCGCTCAGCCTTCAGGTTGATAGCGGTTCTGTAATCAGGTGTGTGCCGTTTGGCGTTCCGGTCTCGTCTGTCGTTTTGGCTGGCGGATTGGCGTGTGGTGCTTTGATGGCGCGGGTTCAGTTGGGGATCTCGAAAGAGGTTCAGGCTCGGGCTTTTGAAATGCGGCATTCCCAGCAAATTCAAGAAATTTCGTAAGAAGGAATACGCCTATGGCTGGGCGGAAAAGTCCGGCTAAAGGTCGGCCATCAACAAAATCTACACGTCCTAAGCGCGATGCACGTGAAGTGTTCTTGGGGCATCTTCGGAAAACTTCGAATATTTCTGAATCCGCCAGGGTTGCGGTGATTGATCGCAAAACAGCTTACAAATGGCGCGAGGCTGAACCGGATTTCGCAGCGGCCTGGGACGATGCGATTGACGAAGCGACGGACGCTCTTGAGGCTGAAGCGAGGCGTCGCGCTCTGGATGGACATGAAGAATACGTTATCTCTATGGGCCAGATTGTCCGCGATCCAGAAACGGGCAAGCCTCTGATGCAGCGCAAGTTCAGCGACAGTCTCACGACGTTGCTTCTGAAGGCTCACCGGCCTGAGAAATATCGCGAGCGGCATGACGTTGAGCAGCGCAGCACAATCGCAGTTACCATCACATCGGACGACGACGCGCTGTAACTATGGTCGCAAAGCTGAACCCCGCACAGGCCGAAGCAAACCGGCTGCTGGGTTCTCCCGCGACACATATTCTGCTGCGTGGCGGGTCTCGCTCCGGCAAGACGTTTTTGCTGGTGCGGGCGATTGTGATCCGGGCGGTCAAAGCTCCCGGTTCACGGCATGGTATTTTCAGGCACCGGTTTAACGCCCTCAAAGCGACGGTCATCAACGATACCTTCAAGAAGGTGATGCGCCTCTGTTTTCCGGATCTGCCTTACACGCTGAACCAGACTGACTGGTACGTTCGGTTCCCCAACGGCTCAGAGATCCTGTTTCACGGCCTGGATAGTTCGGACCGGACGGAAAAGATTCTCGGTCTGGAATTCGCCACCGTTTACATGAACGAGGCGAGCCAGATCAGTTATGCGGCACGAAACATGCTGCTGACGCGTCTTGCGCAGAGAACCTGCCTGGCGCCGAAAGAATACATCGACGCCAACCCACCTACGACGTCCCATTGGTTGTACGGGGTATTTGAGCGCAAGGTCGAACCGAAATCCGGGCAGCCCCTGCCGAACCCGGAGGCGTATGCGACGATGCAGATCAACCCGGACGCAAACCGGGATAATCTGACGCCGGAATATCTGGCTTTTCTTGAGGGGCTTCCTGAGAAAGAGCGGCAACGCTTCCTCCATGGCAACTACCAGACCGCCATTGAAGGCGCTCTCTGGACGTTGGAACGGATCAAGCGCGATGCTCAGGTAACGAATGCGAACCGGGAGGAAATACTCTCCCGGATGCAGCGCATTATTGTGTCGGTCGATCCGTCGGGTTGTGCTGGCGAGGAAGACAAGCGTTCTGATGAGATTGGGATTTCCGTTTGCGGGCTGGACCGTGACGGCGTGGGGCGCGTTCTTGCCGATCTGACGGGACGCATGGGCCCTGCTCAGTGGGCGAAAGCCGCTCTGGATGCCTTGGATCTCTGGAAAGCCGACCGGATCGTTGCTGAGAAGAATTTCGGCGGTGCGATGGTGGAGAATACAATCCGAGCAGTGAGGCCGACTGCGCCGGTGAAGCTGGTGACGGCATCGCGTGGCAAGGCTGCTCGGGCTGAGCCTGTGGCTGCGCTCTACGAGCAAGGCAAGGTTGTTCATCACGGGCGCTTTCCCGACCTTGAGGACCAAATGTGCCAGTTTTCTGCGGCTGGCTATCAGGGCTCAAAATCACCTGACCGGGCTGATGCTCTGGTTTGGGGCTTAACTGAACTGATGCTTGAAAAGCAGATCGGTCCTGCCGCCTGGCAGCCAACATCATTCTCTCTCGGCCGTTAAGGGCAAGTCATGGACTGGCTATCTCTCAAAAGCACGTATCCGGACCCGAAAGGGCAACCGGCACGATGCGGGCGATTGCTGGCCTTGCGGCGGGTGCTGAACTGTTCGCAGTACGACAGGATACCGAATGACTTCGCCACGGAGCGTAGCGGGGCTGGTGAATATATCCCCCTTTCCCGCCGTCGCCCATCAGTACGAACGAACATGTGCCGAACCGTTGTAGAGGACAGCGTTTCCCTGCTGTTCGGGGATACGCACTGGCCGTCTTTCGTTGCGAATAGTCCTGAGACAGTTGAGGTCCTAACAGCGTTTTCTCATTGTGCAGGCCTGGAACAGCTCTTCAATCAAGCTGCCATTGAGGGTTCGGTTGGGTCTGTCGCCATTCTCGCGGAAGTTGCGGAGAATATCCCTCGCCTGACGCTGCTTGATACGGCGTTTCTAACCCCACATTGGGGCTCGGATAACGGTGAGCTGACGTCCGTCTGTGAGCGATACACCGTCAAAGGTCGTGATCTTGCAGCTCAAGGGTTTGCGATCCCCGAAGACCGAATGGCCGTTGACCACTGGTGGCAGCGGACATGGACCGCCGACGACTGCGAGATCCTCACGCCTTGGCCGGTATCCGCCGATGCCCCGGGCGAGCGGGATAAAAGCCGTTCGGTTCGTCATGGGCTTGGTTTCGTACCGATCGTGTGGATCCGGAACCTTGGCGGCAGTCTCGGTGATCCCGATGGAGACTGCACGTTTGAACGCGCCATCGATACGGTCATTGAGGCGGATTATCTCCTGTCTCAGGCAGGGCGTGGCCTGAAATACGGTTCCGACCCGACGCTTGTTCTCAAGACGGGTGCCATGCCTGGCGGACCAGCTCGTGAGGGTGGCGCTTCATCGGCTCTGACTCTCCCGCCCGAGGGAGATGCGAAGCTGCTGGAGATCAACGGCAACGCGGCTGAGGCGGTTCTCGGGCATTACCGGGAATTGCGGGCTATCGTGCTTGAGCAACTCCATGGAAACCGGGCGCATGCCGACAAGATCAGTGCAGCGCAGTCGGGCCGCGCGATGGAGATGATGTGCCTGCCGCTGATCTGGCTGGCTGATCGTCTTCGGCAGTCCTACGGAGCGGGTTTGTGCGATCTGCTCAGGATGATCTGTCAGTTTACGCACGCTGTGAACGATGGCCTCAAGATCGACGGAACGGCCGTCACGAACCTTGACCCGTCTGGGATCGGTTTGCACTGGCCTCCGTGGTTTGCGCCAACCGAGCCTGAGCTGCTCCAGTTGGCGCAAGGGTTGGTCACAGCCGTTGATGGCGGCCTGATCAGCAACGAAACGGCTTGCACGATCTATTCAGCCCGCATTGGCATTGCTGATGCTGCGTCAGAGTGGACGAAGATCCGCGATGAAGTGTCCAAGGGTACCCGTTTAGCTAAAAGTGCTGAAACGACCCGCAAAGACAGCAACGCCGGCAAGACCCTGTCCCATCAGGTGACAGCGTAATCACGCGGCTGATGCCGTAATCCACATGAGGGACTGATGTCCGAAGAAAACCCCATCGACCCGAACACGGTCCGAGAGCTTGAACGCGCGCGCGCTGATATCAAGGCGATCCGAGCAGAACTAAAAGATGCCCATGCGGACGTTGATCGCGCCCGCAAAGAGCGCGACGGCTTCAAGGGCCAGCTTGAGACCCAGAAGAATGCGTTTGAGGCGCAACTCGCGGAAGCCAAGACGGCCTCGGAAAAGGCCACAGCAGATCACGAGGCGGCGTTGACGCAGCTTAAAACTGCTGGTGAGCGAGCTGTTATGGAAGCGCAGGCAGAAACGCTTGCTACCCGGCTCGGCGCGCATAACCCCGCTGATGTGGTTCGGCTGGTCGATCTTTCAGCGGTCAAGCGTGGTGAAGATGGCAAGTTCGAAGGGCTGGCAGAGGCACTTGAGGCCGCGAAAACGGAGCGTGCTTATCTTTTTGGTGAGCCACCGAAAACGGGCGCCGAACAGGGGCGGACGATCACTGCCCCTGCTCCTAAGCCGGGGGCATCTGAGCCAGTCAATGCCCGCACGATGGATGGCAAGGACTATGAAGCGCAGAAGCGCCAGTTCCTCGCCTCCAAGTAATCGAGTTTCCCCGCCTGGCTGATGCTCGGCGTGACTGTGCCTGATGGCACGTAATCAGAATCAACAGACACAGGGACACGCCCAAATGGGTATTGAGAATTTTCCAGTCCAACTTCAGGCCGCAATTCAGCAGGGCTTTCTGGCCCGCGAGTTTGAGAATGGTCTGAAGTCCAAGCTTGGCTTTCGTGCGGCGGCAGACCGCGAGACTTTCAGCGTTGGCATCGGTGAGACAATCACCAAAACCCGTGCAGGCCTCAAGGCTCCTGTCACGACGCCGATGAATCCCACGCAGAACACCAACTTCGATAACGGCCTGACTTCTACGCCGTGGGATGTTGAGCAGTTCTCTCTCACGCTTAATCAGTATGGCGATACGATTGACCTGAACATGGTCACGTCCCGCGTCGGTATCGCCAGCCAGTTTCTGGTCAATGCCAACCGGAACGGTATTCAGGCCATGCAGTCTTTGGACCGCCTTGCACGCAACGCACTGTTTGGCGGTGCCAACAATGGCGTAGGGGGGTATCTGGGCGGCAACACTCGTGTTCGGACAGCACTTACGGCAGCCGGGACATCTGTGGCGGTGGACGATATTCGCGGCTTTGAACGCGTCATCTACAACGGGCAGGTAGTTGGCGTTGGCAGCAGCACGGGTATGACCGTTACTGTCGGATCAGAGGCTTATACGCTGACTGGTGCCACGGCAGACGCCACTAACGTCTCGACCGCCCCGGGCGGCATCTCTGGCACTCTCACATTTTCTGGGAATGTGGCGCAGTCTGATGGAGCTGAAGGACAGCCAGTTATCGCGGCCACAGCCCCTCTTGTTGTGCGCCCCAACGCCCGCACAACCACGGCAGGACTGATTGCCCCAACCGGAACGTATGGCTCTTCGAACTGGGTTCCGGGCGACAACCTAACGATGGATTGCATCAATCAGGCTGTTGCACAGCTTCAGAACAACAATGTGCCGATGATTGACGGGGCGTATCACGTTCATCTGGACAATTCGCAGCTTCGCGGGCTGTTTCGTGATCCAGACTTCAAGTACCTGTATCGCGGCGCTTACGGGTCCGAGGCTTACCGCGACGGCACGATCATTGAACTGCTCGGTGCTCGCTTCATTCCGACGACTGAAGCCCCGCAGCAGACTTCTCTGGGCGCAGGCGCAATCCACCGCGCTCTGGTTCTGGGTCAGGGTGCTCTTGTTGAGGGCAACTTCCAGGGGACCGGTTATTCCGATCTGCCGGATGCAGATAGCGCGCTGATCGAGATGGTGGACAGTGTGGCTATGGTCACTCGTGAGCCGCTGGATCGTCTGCGTCAGATCATTGCGCAGTCATGGTACTGGATCGGCGGTTTCGCGCTGCCTACGGACGTGACGGCAAGCACAACTGTCATTCCTACGGCAAGCAACAGCTACCTGAAGCGTGGCGTTGTGATCGAGACACTGTAATGGCCCGCCGTCCTAACGTCAGGGCGGCAACCATAGGGGGAAGTAGTGACGCTCCCCCTCTCCCGCCTTCAATTCGTCTGACATCGCCGCACGGCTTCATTGAGGCAGTTCACAACAAAGGCGTGTTTCACTGGGAAGCGGGTGAGGTTGTCACTAATCCCGTCACGATTGCTCTACTGATTGAGCGCGGGGCCAACTGGGAGCCTGTTGAATGTCTGGAAGTGCCAGCCTCACCACAGGACCACTGACGGATGCCGAGAAAACGGATATTCGCCGCTTTCTCGGTTATCCCGCAATCGGGTCCGATGCGTCCGGCCGGTCATCGTGGCGTTTTTTCGAGGCGTATGGGCAGAACGAATGGCGGATGAACAATCTTGCCGCTCCGGAATTGCAGCAGGTCCGGCTTTATCTGTCTCAGCTTTATCCGCTTGAAACGGCCATCCTCGGGGCGTCCGACAATCTCGACACGGACAGGGCTGCTGTCTGGCAGCACAATCGCAACGAGGTGTCGGACCGGACGGGGCTTTACGATCTCTGGCGTCGTCGCCTCTGCGGGTTCCTCGGAATACCGCCAGGACCTGACCTGCAAAACTCGTCTTCTCAAATCATCATCTGAGGTGAGATATGGAAAATCTTGACGATCCGGTCATCACGACCGCGACCGGCTACGCCATTCCGCGTACTGCCTGGGCTCATATCCGGGACGGCTTCGTGGTGGCTATCGCGCAGACCTACGATCACCTGAAGCACCCGTTCGGTGACGTTGCAGAGGCTAAGCCGGGGAATGTTCCACTTGAAGGCGAGACTGTGATCCGCGCCACGGGCTCCAATGCTGCCGTCGGCCACCTTGTGGACAGCAAGGGGAACCTGACGCCGGCAGAGGGACGCACGACCGCGCTTTCTCCGGGCCAGCCAGCCTATCATGAGGGAGTTGTGCCGGAAGCGGTGCCGGTCAGTACTCCTGAAGAGGTTGAGCCAGAACTGGCGCCTGAGATTCCTCCACCCGATAAGCCCGAAGGGGACTAACCCATGGATCAGGCTCGATTGCAGGCCCTGACGGCGCGTGGCTACGGCAAGGCTGCCAAGCGCATCGGGGCTGAGACGGTCCAGTATCGTCCGACGAGCCTGACTGAGCCCCTCGCCTCGCCGCACGCTTCGTTTCTGGCGGCGTTCAACAACGATGCCGGGTTCTCGTTCAAGGCTCCGACGCTGTGGGGAAAGCCTGCTGTGTTCGGGCTGTTTGATACGACGGACGTTCAGGCCGGGGATATTCTTGTCACGGGCGGCGAGAACTATTTCGTTGCTCGTTTCGAGGCTTTTCAGCCGCCGTTGTGCATCCTGTGTAACCGGACGATTTCCCTGTTTGGGAATGCGTCGTCAGGGGATGGCGCGACGGGGAATGACAGTTCATCCGCCTGCCCGCTGGCCGGATATCAGGACGATTACGGCACATCCGGAGGCGGTAGTGCGTCTGCCGTGGCCACCGGCTGGCCCTGCTCCATCCTGCTGAAAGGCAGTGGCGAAGCGTCCGGCAGTTCTATTCCGGGCGCCATCAAGGCAGCGGTCTATCAGCTTCTGTTGCCAGTCATGCCTGGATTTAACCCGCAGGTTTATATGACGGCGACTGACGATCTGGGCCGGTCCTACGTGATCGAGGGCGTAGAAGTCTCGCAATACGGGACAAAGTGCCTCATGCGCGTTCAGCAGGTGTGACGTGGCAGATATCGGAACGACTTCTACCGCTCTGGCGATGACGCTGGCGGGGTTGCTTTACCCGAACGGCCTGACAGGCTCATCTATCAGTGGACGGCGAACAATTATCCGGCGCGGATGGCTGCTGCCCTCTGATCAGACTGGGGCGTGCGGTCTCAGCAAGGGCGTTGATTACGTCACTGTCATGCCGATGGGTTCCAGCTACAAGCGCATTGATAGCGCGCTGGATTACCCGTGGCGGACGGTCTCTATTTCGGGCTGCACGGTGATCCTCGCCGTGGACGACAACACTCTGACGGTGTCGATTCCGGATGGTGTCACGCCTGCTGGTATCGTGGGCGCTCAGATCCTGTTTCAGGACGGAAGTGACACGCCAAACGCAACGTCTGTGTCGTACGCTGTCACAGCTGATGATACGGCCGCTACGATCGCTATGGCGCTAGCTCAGCAGGTCGAAGAAGCCTACCCGCGTGGGGCGACGGTCATCGTACCAAATGCCCGTCAGATCATCGCGCGGACAGGCGGGATTGGCACGCAGAAGCGGATCACGCGACGACAGGAGACGCTGTTTCGGGTTTCGCTCTGGTCTGGCTCGTGGAAAGGGCGTGATGCTCTCGGGTCCGCTCTTGAAGCCGCTGCTTCGGCGGAATGGTTCATCCCGAACACGGACGGCACATTTTCGCAGATCAAGTTTGCGGGCGCGCAGGACATCGACACCCAGCAGACAAGCAGCATCTACCGCCGCGATCTACTCTGGAAAGTTACCTACGACACGGTCCAGACACAGACCGCGCCTCAGATGCTGTGGGGCGTTGGGAACAACAACGTCGTAACGCATGCGGGTCTGGCGCTTCATTCGTTCGGCTCAGTCCTGCCGACAACGGGCGTTCTCACGGACAATTTCGAGACAGTTTATCTGGATGCAGCGGGCAACCTGGTGTTGCTGGCGCAACAGCCCTACTCCGGCTTGGCGATGGACGCGACCGGCAACGTGATCGAGGACGCTGGCGGCAATCTGGCTGCGTTCCCCCAATAGCGAGAAAAAACATGAGCGAGACAGTATCGTCTGGTGGGAGCGTGTCTTCTGCCAGCGCGAGTTCAAGCACGTCCAGTGCGGCGGTGACGAGCGGTGGAACTGCCGTGACGTCGGGTGGAACGTCCTCTGACGCAACGGGATCGGCAACGTCCGGGTCTGACACCACTGCCGTGACCTACGTCGTTGTCAGTGGAGGTTACGGGTTCGATGTGGGTCAGCAGATCTCCACTACGGATGACCCAGAGATCCGCAATTACGCTGTTCCGGTTTCAGGAGAATAATCGGTGGTCAAAATCTATCAGGCAGGATCGCTGAATACCACGGCGCTCACGGTGCCCAACCTTTATGTGCAAATCGTTCCGCCCCAGACCGTCATCAACGGCGTGTCTTCCAATCGCCTCGGCATTGTCGGTACCGCCTCGTGGGGCGCTGTCGGCAAGCCGGTAATCATCGGCGGTATGGGCGACTATCTGGCAGCATTTGGCACCAAGCAGGCTCTGGCCACGAATATCGGCGTTGCTGTGAACGTGGCGCTGCTACAGGGTGCCAGCGATTTCCGCTGCGTTCGCGTGACAGATGGCACCGACAAAGCAGCCACAGGGACGCTTGGAACGGTCGGGCTTACTGCGGTCTGCACTGGCGTGGCCGGTAATGCCATCACGGCAACACTCGTAGCGGGATCGGGGAGCAATTACGTCCTGACGGTCTCCCATGCAACGCTCGGAACATCGAGCTATACGGGCACAACCTGGACAGCAATCGCAGCCGCTCTCGTTGCAGACGCGTCCGCTCTGGTGGTTGCGACTGTTCCAAGCACGGTCCCTGCGCTGACTGCTGGCACTGTCACGTTCTCAGGCGGATCCGATGGCGGCGCGCCAACGACAACTCAGTTTCTCGGGACTGACGGTACAGCAAACCGGACAGGCATGTATGCGCTGCGTAATACCGGCTGCGCGATCGGCCTCCTTGCCGGGCTGACAGATACGTCTTCGTGGACCACCCAGCAGCAGTATGGCCTTGGCGAAGGCACATACATGGTGACGTCGTTTGTGTCCGGCATGTCTGTTGCCAACGCCTTGACGGGTCTTGCCTCCGCTGGCGTGACTGGCTCCTACTCGCTAAAGGTCATGCACGGCGACTGGCTATATTGGAACGACGACACGAATGGCATTATGCTGGTTCCGCCGTCCCTGTTTTCTGCTGGTAAGCTGGCCGCGCTGTCACCTGAGCAGTCAAGCCTTAACAAGGCGTTGGCCGGAATTGTCGGGAGCCAGAAATCAGGCCTCACATCCGTCGGTCAGGCGCTGACGTATTCCGACGCGGAACTGACGGCGCTGTTCGAGGTCGGGATTGACGTCATCGCCAATCCGTCTCCGGGTGGTTCGTATTGGTCGTGCCGATTGGGCCACAATACGTCGTCCAGCGCGGCGGTCAGTGGCGACGATTACACGCGCCTGACCAACTACATTGCCGAAACGCTTGCCACTGGAATGGGCGTCTATATCGGTGAGGTGATCAACGACGGTCTGTTCGGAGACGTTCGGGCCACGCTGCTCGGCTTCCTGAAGACGATGCTTGATGCAGGACTGCTGGGTCTTTACGGCGGAGCAATCCCCTACACGGTTGTTTGCGATACCTCGAACAACACGCAGGACCGGACGGCGCTTGGTTATCTCCAGGCTGACGTGGCCGTTCGGTATCAGGGCATCGTTGAGAAATTCATTGTCAACTTGCAGGGCGGAACGACCGTCACTGTCACGACCAGCAGCGGGAGTTAAGTGATGGCAAATCCGTACAGTATTGGCCGGGATTGCCGGATCACCCTGCTTTGGAATGGCACTCGCGTTGATCTGCGAGACGTCACGCGCTTTCAGGCCAATCAGGAAGTACGCCAGCAGCGAGCAGACCCGCTCAATTCCACACCGGTTGAGTTCAACACGCCCAACGGCTGGCGGGGGTCGTTCCAGATTGCGCGCGCCAATGCGGCTCTGGATAATCTGGTGGCGGCTATCGAAAGCAGTTTCTGGAACGCCGGAACCATCAATACTGGCAAGATCTACCAGTACGTCCGAGAGCCTGATGGCACCACAACGACGTGGGAGTTCTCCAGTGTGTCGTTCTCCCTCACCACCGACCCGTGGCAGGCCGAGGGCATGGTTCATCAGACCTGTAACTTCTTCGCTTCAACCAGGACAAAAATCTCGTGAGTATTCCTTCTGAAATCACTCTCCCTGATGGCCGCAAGCTGGGACTCAAGGAGATCGATCCGGGCGATATGCTGGATCTCATCGAGGCTGCCGGTTCGGCTATGTCGGGCGCGGCTGCGGGCGCATGGCTGGGATACGCTCAGATAGTTGCGACCGTCACGAGCATGGATGGCGTTCCTGTTCAATTTCCTTCCACCAAAGATGAGGTGAAGGAACTTGCGCGCAAGATCGGCAACACTGGCGTCGTTGAGCTTCAGAAGATGCTCTCGCCTGAAAAGGCCGACGAGGCCGCGAAAGACACGGCAAAAAACTGAGCCGGTCCCCGCTGTTTCAGGAGTTGCTGTTTCTGGCAGACCACGGGATAGCGTGGGACGTGGCTAAAGGCTGGTCCAATGCCCGGAGAATGGCCGCTTGCGTGGCGCTCCGGGAAATGAACGGCGAAGTCTGCGACTGGGACACTATGGCATTCCATCGGAGGGGCGGATGAGGCAGTTCAAAGGCATTGCTTCGTTTCAGCAGTTCATGCGTGAACGCGTGCTGCCCGCCCTTCCCGCTGCCGTTCATCGCGGCGTGCAGGATGGAGCGGACCGGATCAAGGTCGAAACCCAGGCTCAGATTGGGCACTACCTTGATGGGCCTGAGAGTGGGTTGCCTACCGCGCCATTGGCTGACAGCACGATTGATGACCGTATTCGCCAAGGATTTACCCCAGACGATCCAGGCCTACGAACAGGCGACATGCGCGACAGTTACGGCACGCGCGTGTCCGAACCGGCTTTGCGGGTTCACGCTTCTATCGGATCAGACGACATCAAGGCCGTTGTGTTCGAGATGGGTCGATTGGAACAGACCAACTATCAGCCCCCTCGCCCGGAATTGTCGGTCGCAGCGCATCGGAATGAGGATCGTGTGGCTGAGGGGGTGGCGAAGGTTATTGTTCGGGTGCTTGAAGGAAGGCCACTACCGAATATGCGTCTTGATGAAGATGAGATTTGAAGGCCTTACGTCTAAAGCGGAATTCGAGTGTTGGTCATATTCGTTAACAAATAGACATTATTTGTTGCATAGACTCGAAAACCTGTGACCAGAATTGGTTGTCGTCATGAGCGGCAAACAACAAATCAGAGAGTGAACGTCATGAAGAAAAGAATCTTGCTGCTTCAAGTGTTTCTTTTTGCTCTGACTGCGGGCACCCTTATCTCTGCACCCGCTGCGCATGCAGCGGATGACTCTTGTCCTGTGAAACCTTATATCTACATTTGCCCGGAGACTGGAGAGCCGGTCTACCCGCCTGGAAAGCCCCATCCTAATCTAGGATTCTCACAATAAGAGCCTGAATCTTCTCTTAGAAGCTGCCCTCACAGGGCGGCTTTTTTTTGGACCGCTTGGTGGGAAGAGGCTCACCTCCGTCACGGTCATACATTCCCTCTTCCCAGCAGAGTGTGCATCTCAACCTCAACGCCTTTCCCTCTAGAGGAACGCGTATGGGCTGGCGGCAGTGAATGCACGCACGTTTGACGCCTGGTGTTCTCCTTATTCCGTCTGCATCAACGCCAAGCCTCTCTGTAAGAGATCCAAGATTGTCGGCTTCGACCAGAGCCACCTTGGTGGCCGCGGCTAATTTTCGACATGCCGCCGTAAACCCTGAGTTGCAAACGACAGCCGCATGGGTCGCACGGTGATAATGCAGCGAGGCGAAGACTTCCTGCACGCATTTTGGCCCGACAGGCTTGCTGTAATATTTGCATTGGATCGCAACGACTGACTTTCCAGTGGTCGCCAGAAGGTCGCAGCCAAAATCTCCAGCAGCGCCAATGTGGCGAACGCTCCAGCCACGAATTTGGAGTTGATCAAAACAGTATCGCTCGAAATCCAAGCCTGTTTTCACGTTAGGAATCATCATGAGCATCGAAGCCTATCAGATCGGCGTATCCTTTGTCGCGGATGCAACGAAGGTTTCTGGCCCAATTGGCGAGATGCTGCGTGGAATGGATCGCATTCTTGAGCGCCAGAAAGATGTGAACATGGGGTTTGTCTCCATGGTTTCGTCTCTCGGTGGCGCTCGTCGGCTCGCTGGTGGGCTGGCGTCTGAGTTGGAACGTGCCGCAAAAGCCGCTCGGGATGTAGCGTCTGCCTCTGGGCGGTTTCGTCCGGCCTCGGCCTCTTCTGGTAGTGCTTCGACAGGTAGCAATCAGGGAACTTCAACCCGCACTTCCAGTCGGCCTTCAGCGGCCAATATGGCATTAAGCGCAGCAACCGCAGCTCAGCGGGCTCCTTCATTTGTCGCTACTGGAAATTACGTCACGCCGTTCCCCGCAGCGGCTGAAGGGCTGCCAGGACGTCCTCAGCTATTGTTGCCCGCTCCCAGAGCGCCTGGAACCGGCGTCGCTGTCATCCCAGGCTTTGGGGCGTCGGGCTCCGGCGACCTGAACTTCAAGTACAGGAATACCTATCGCTCACAGCCGAGCGCAGCAGACACGATCTACGATAACGGATATCGGCCAGATTTCGCGCTGCATGGCGCGCCCTATGGACCGCAGGGATGGCATGACTTTGACGAACCTTTTTTTGATGGCGAAGCGCCTCGAGAGTCTCGCCTTTCTCGAATGCGCAGAGGCACCCGAACAGCTGTAAGAGCTGCCCGATCTGGGGCGATGACTGGAGCGCGCGCACTTGGGAGCATGCGCGTTCCCCGTGAGCATCATGTCCTCACATTGCCTGAAATGTTCGCCGGCTATCTTGGCTGGCACGTCCTGAGCTCTGGATTTGAGCAGGCTGGAGCCTATGACCAGACTTTCTTGTCTATGTCTGGCGACCCAAAGGTGAATATTGCCGCGTTGCGTACACAAGCTGATCGCATCAGACGGACAAATCCGTATATCAATGCCCCGGATTCAGCCACGCTTGTGTCAGAAGCCTACGACTTGTCGGGCGGACGGATGGGCGAAGTGCCGGCGATCGCAGATATCTTGAGCCGTGTTGATCGCTCTTTTCTACTTCTTGGAAAGGATGGGCCCGCTGCGCTCAGGGAGAGTGCGAATTTTGTGCGGGCTCAAGATATTTCGAACAGGTTCTACAATCCGGCTACAGGGCAGTTTGATGCGGAGCGCGCCAATGCGTCCACAGATGCCGCTATGGGCATGATCTTTGCTAACCGGCAGTTCATGCAGGGGAAGAATTTCTTTCAGTTCAGCCGCTCTGCAGGTGCTGCCGCACAGCAGATGAGCGATACTGGCATGTTCAATCTTGCCCACTTCATTGACATCGCCCCTGCAAAGGCCGGTATGCAGGTGCGGTCTTTGGAAAATCTCTTTGGGGGCTTTCATCCACGCATGAAAAATGCCGACTTTGAATATTTCCAGAGTCTCGGTCTTGTTGGCCGGAATGGTCAGTTCAAAGGACAGCAGGAACTATACTCGGACCCAATTGGCTGGATCACTCAGAATATTGCCCCCTTGCTCCCGCGTCATCCCGAGTTGCTCGGAATGATCCAGCGCATGAACGTCTCGGACCTCATCAATGAGACGTACGGTGCAAGCGGAAATGTTGCCAGGCAGGCTGCTGCTGCTCGAAGGACTAACGCCACAGCGTCAGTTAACGCTCTGGAGGGAGGCTCAAAAGCTGCGCAGCAGCGGACGGAGATTGCTTGGGAGCGATTTGAGTTCTCGCTCGGGCAGTTTGCTCAGGGGCCAGGTATCAAGGTTCTGAATAGCCTTACCGATGCCCTGAACAACACGTCGGCATACATGGTGGCGCATCCAAATGACATGAGCCGCCTAGCCACCCAAGCTGGGGATTTTGCGAAGGGTATGGTTGGGGCCGCCACGCTTATGAGTAAGGCTATCGCCATAGTTCCAGCCTGGCTATGGCCTACTTTGTTGGGAGCTGCGGGTGGCGCCCGTGTCGGTGGACTATGGGGCGCGGCGGCCGGAGCAACTGTGGGGGCGTCTTATAGCCTTTCGCACGGGGCTTTAAATCTCGACCGCAAATACGGATACGACAATCCGAACTACCACCTGACGTGGAAGGATAAGCTTGATCCTTTCCAGCTCTTCCACACACCAGAAAAAGCCGATGCAGGCCAACCAATCCAAGTGAACCTCCAGATCGGCGGCCAGCAGGTGGCCTCCGTCCTGGTTCCTCACATTGAGGCAAAGATGTCCTCAAATGCGCGCAAGGAAAGCCGCGCCAGCAACGGGATGTATGATTCCTGGGCTGGCGTGATTCTACCTGGGGTCAGCGGGGGGCGTTAAGTGTTATCTTCTTGCAGGCTGCCATTGTATCCCCACCCTGCTTTCTTAGCTTTCTCGACCAATTCATGGATTATCTCCACACTAGGAAGCCGAGCTTGCCCTCGAGCGGGTTGAAGGTTGCCGTTAGCCTTCTTGTAGATGAAGCGATAACCGTTCTGCTTGCCGCCATCGCCATAATTATAGCGGCACCACTGAAAACATAGCTTTTCGTTACGAGGCATGTCGATTTCAGTGCTCTTCAAAACCGTAACCGTGGCGCTTTTTTCTTCTACAGCCATTCGTCTACTCCCCCATGATGCGAGCAAGTCCCGCGATGATGCGTACTGAAACTGTATGTGCCATCGCCGCATTTGGCGGAAGCTCCGGCAGGAACGCGGTTGCCTGTCGTATGGCTTGGGGAGTGGATGCTTTTGCCGTCCACGTTGGTGTAGTGGCCGCCGTCTAGGAGGGCGACGTCCTGTGAAGGCTTTGTCGTCTGCGGCTTTGGTTGTGGCGGCTGGAATGCATGAGCGTTTGGAACACTTACCGCCAATCCGACTACAATAAATATAGCGTATAACGACTTATTAACGAAATATCTTAACCGAGACATATTTAGCCCTCCGTAATGGATAGGCTCACTTGTCTTGGATTCGAGTCAATGACCTTGGCTGTCTACTTCGGCCAGCCTTCAATCGGCAAATGTTTGTTCTTTTCTGGCGTTGTGATGCCAGGGAATGGATCTACGCCTGTAACGCGGATCAGCGCTTCAACGGACACCTGACCGCATGTTGGCTGGAGTACGTTTTTGCAGACAACCACAGCGATTGCCCCTTCCGATGGGTCATAAACCGCTTTCCAGATCGAGGTTGGGATACGGACCCTGCCCTGACCTATTGTGCCTGCGTCGCCGTGGAACGCTGGGCCAGTGACGACATAGACCTCTCCATCTTTGGCAGTCAGACTGCGCACGTCGCGTTCAATCTTGTTCCAGAGGCCAGTATTCAGAGGAATAGATTGCGGCACGACGTTCGAGAGGGCGAAGGTCTCAGCGCGAGAAGCCTTGTCCGGAGCATCGCCGCTTGGCGTCATGTGGCCTCGTGACCATCCTGAACGCTTGTAGTCTGTCAGTTCGGCGCGCTGTCCCAGCGGAAGATGCAGATCGGCGTGAAAGGCTGCCCTGCCCTGTAGTTTCTCAGCTTGTTCAACGCCCTCTTCCGTCAGGTGCTCAGCGGACCAGAGGGGCTCTTTGTATTCAAGAGACTGCTGGGCGGCGTAAAACTGATTGCATAAGACCGGGCCTGCGTTCGACTGCGTAGGAAGTTGTCCGTTTGGGCTTACGTCCGTGCATGCAGGATCTGCGAAAGCAGGCGTAAGCATGAAGGTTAGGAAGGCAAGAAAAAGCGTAAGGCGCATCTGAGCATCTTACACAGTTTCGGGCCATTTCCACGCTATGAACCGCCGCGCAGGCCGTACTTCTTATCGTACTCGTTCATTGCAGCCGTAAGGGCGTCAAAGCGGGCGAATGGTCACTTCGGTTCTCTGTCAGGCTCTCCGGAGCGCTTCGTTAATCCGTGTCTGCCAGCCGGGGCCAGTGTTCTTGAATTTATCAAGAACGTCCTGATCTAGGCGCAACGATACGAGCTGCTTTGTTGCAGACTTTTGTGGCCCACGGACACGCTTGATTGAAGCCAGGGAGGGAACAATCTGTGCGGCCGGAGACATGGCCTGAACGTCATCGGCAGTGAGTTCCGGATTGTCTGCATCCACCGAGATACCCTGATTGATCCGGGCATCCTCATCGTCAGACGGCATGATGATGTTAGTCTTGCGAGACATAAAGAGATACCTCCCGTTTGTTAGCCTTTCTAAGGCTGATGATGCGAACGATCCGGGTTTCAATGCTGAACACCAGCACATGAAGACGGTCACCAATCGGGCCAAGCGCCACAAGACGCGGCTCGCCGGATGAACGGCTGGAGCTAACAAGAGCAACTTCCCACTCGAAGTTTTCTGCGCTCATAAAGTCTACATCGTGCTTTTCGATGTTACTCAGGCGCTTTGTTTCGTCCCAGTCGTATCTCATGTCTAATTGTATATACAAATAAGTTTAGCGGTTCAAGTATTTTGTATATACGATTTGCAAGAAATGCCTCGAAAGAACCTTTCCTGCCTATTGATGGATAGCGACAACGCTAACGGGCATGTAATCTGATCGTTATGCGCCTCATTCCCCTCGCCGCCCTGTCGCTTCTTGCTCTGTCTGGATGCACATTCCCGCATTACGCGAACAAGGATATCGCGTGTGTGAGGCAGAACATGACGTATGGTGGCCCTAATCATGGGCCAATGCCTTTTGATTATGCGATGAGCGCGTGCGTGCAGCATACGTCTAATGACGCGCTGGGCATCGTGAATGCCCATCAGGTTCCACTTGATCTACGAGCGGACCCGGAATTGCAAAAGCTGGCCGAAAATCCTGAAACAAACCCCGACGGATACGCCTACATCAAAAGGTAAGCCGCACTCCGTAACATGCTGGTGTTTGGGGCGGAGGGGAATGGTGCCCCCGGCAGAGCGGCTTCGGGTCAATGGATGGTTAGAAGGGTATCTCGTCGTCTGGCTGGGCAGGCAGAGGGTCACCCCAAGATGAGCCATCTTTTTGAATGGTTTTTGAAGGCTTTTTTTCTGCGTCTGGGTAGTAATAATCCATACTGAAATCCCAAGCATTCCCATCAGCAGAAAAATATAATTTCCCCTTTCTATCTATCGCACCAGATTCATTGTTTCTGGTCGAGAACCAGACGTAGTCTTTTCCATATTGTATATTTTCCACAGCGGCATGAGGCGCAATGACTTCTCTAGAGAGAATCCTAAGATCACGTTCAGACTTAAACATCTGATTGAGTTTATCCAAAATATCTTTGGTAGATTCTCGCTCATCAAGTGACGATTTAACTAAGCGCTTTGCTGCTTCTTCATTGCTCGGAAGGCCTGCATTGTCTTTGAAGCGGCTGATTCGCCAGATTAGTTGCGGCGGAAAAAGCTGCTCAAGTGCGGTTCTCTCAGGAGCCTGTTTAACTTCTCCAGCAAGTCCCTTTTCCAAAAGGCGCAGAATTTCCGCATTCAAAGATGCGTTGTTCTCATTGGCAGAAGACGTGAGCCGATCATGCAGTTCACGAGGCACGCGCAAAGAGAATCGGATTGTCTGATCTTCGTCCATACGCGAGCCATAGCATCACGCCAGGAAAAAGTCTTGACGCCGCATTTGATGCTGCCATAGCATCATAAGTGGAGCCACTAAGCTCCAAAATGGCATCACGAGGAAAGATGAAACCACTAAGTAAGAAAACTAGCCTACGCCTACCGCCGTCTCTTCATAGGAAGCTGACTACGTTAGCGCAGGAAAACGGACGCAGTTTGAACAGTGAGATTGTCTCCTGTTTGGAGGCAGTTTTTGTAAGAAAAGAAATTGCAGAAGCAGCGGGATCGGTCGCCAAACTTTCCCCCGCCGCTTCTCACCAGTGATCTGGAGAGCACCGCGATGAAATCGCTTAACACAATTCCATTCCATGACACCACCTTGTTTGCCATTGAAGGTGATGCACCTGACGCTATCGAGATTGTCATGCGCCCCGTTGTCACTGGCATGGGGCTGGACTGGCAGAAGCAGTCCGAGAAAATCAAAGCTCATCCGATCCTTGGACCTGCATATACCTTAAGGTATGTGCAGCTTCCCGGGGACGCTCAGGCGCGCGAGTATGGCTGTCTCGCACTAAGCCGGATCAACTTCTGGCTGGCGACAATCAATCCGGCGCGCATTAAAAATGAAGACGTCCGTAAAGCGGTCATCATGTATCAGGCTGAAGTGGCTGACGTTCTCTTCCAGCACTTCTTTGGGCCTATGCTCGCTGCACCTGAAGTGCGCATTCTTCGTGAAATGGACGCAGCCGACCTGAACGCTCGTATCGGAGCCTCACGCCATGCAATGCGGCTATGGGGCAAAAGCGTTGGTGCATGGACATGGAAAGCATCCGGGCTGCCCGTTCCACCCAAGCATCTCCTGACGCACTCGCAACAGGCAGTTCTCGATCTGGTCGATGGCCGCGTTCTGGAGGAAGTGTAATGAGCCACGATAGCACAATCGACGACACATATGAAGTTTTTGGTGAAAGCTTGAGCATCGCCAGAGAATATCTAAAGGCTGGGGAGTCTTCCGAAGATATTATCAACACAATGCATCAGCTTGCTATCAATGCCTTCTTCATGCTCTTCGCAGAGACCCTCAAACACATAAAAAATGGCGACGATGCTTGGGCTATTCACGCAACCGTAAGTCGTGCGATGAGATTGGTAGTCGGGGCTGAGCTTTGCGCCAAACTACGCCGCGACCGCCTGTTGGCCATGTTCCCTTCTCTTCATGAAGGAGACGCAGCATGAACAACGCAATCGTCTCTTTCGCGTTCGAAGGTCATGAAGTTCGTGGCTTTGAATATGCTGGCGAGCCTTATTTTGTCGGCAATGAGGTTGCAGCTGCTCTTGGGTATGCAAATCCTAAGAATGCAGTGGCTACTCATTGCAAGTCATTGAAATTACTAAAAAGCCTTGAATCGGGGCTTTTGGGAATTCCTTGCGGACCGCGTGGCATGAACATCATTCCTGAGCGAGATGTGTACCGCCTCGTGATGCGCTCGAACTTACCGACCGCTGAGGCCTTCGAGGAAAAGGTGGTGGGCGAGATCCTGCCCTCCATCCGTAAGACGGGCGGGTACATCTCGGCCGCAAAAGAAGAGACGCCGGAAGAGCTGGCGCTTCGGGCTGTGACGGTTCTTCAGGCCGCGCTAGAGCGTCAAAGGGAAGAGAGCCGCCTTGAAATCGAACGCCAGAAAGCTCTGATTGACGAAGCCGCTCCCAAGGCTGCGGCATTAGATCGGATCAGTGCGTCAGGCGGCGAGTTTGGCCTGACCGAAACGGCAAAAATGATTCAGGTGAAGCCGGGGAAATTCTTTGGCTGGCTGGATCAAAACCGTTGTCGGTATAGCAAGGGGAAAGCAAAGCTTGCCTATCAAGAGCGGATTGATGCCGGGTATCTGAAAAATCGAGCGAATTACTATACTGATGCAAACGGTGAGCCGCAGACTGGCAATACGATCAAGGTTACTGCTAAGGGGCTTGCTTGGTTTGCTCGGGTAGTCCCCGGTGCCGAACTTGATCCGGCTTACGCCCACCTGATCGAGGAAGCTCCTCGCCCTTTCGCCAAGAAGCCGGAGGGAGTGTCATGAGCGCGCTGGCTAGCAGGCAAGATACGCGAGTAACCGGGGCAGTGATGGTGAACGGTCAGATGCTCTGCTTCGACGCGACGGACTATGACCTTCCGGCTGGCACTGAGGCGGTGGTGATCGGGACGAAAGGAGAAATCTATGTTGCGCCAATTGCAGATGATCACCCGGAGGAGAAAGCAAGAAAGGCCCGCATCCGTAGCGCGCTCATTCCATATGTCTCTGGTTACTATCCAGCCGGGACACCAGAATATCTTCAGGTGAAGGTTTTAGGGCGGTATGTGCCGTTGCCTTCCTCCTCTGCCGCAGCAGTAGAGAATAGCAGTTTTCAGGCGCTCCAGCCTGCCTGACTATGGAGCCGCCCTTCGGGGCGGTTTTATGCGTCTCAGCTATCACCTTCCCGAAACCACAATCTGACAGTACGATCTTCCCTCATTCACGGAGATGTGTTGCCAGCTATGATTAAGAATATTCCTGGTTTTCTGAAACTGGCGCGCGCTTTTGACCTATTCGAAGAAGCGGCCATGCTCATACTGACTTTGTGCATCACTGCCGTGGCCTGCGTCGGGTTGCTGCATGTTGTTGTGGCAGTCGTCCGCATGGTGCTGAGCACAGGACTGGAACCAACGAACCCGGTCTTGCTTCAAGCGCTTTTCGGCATGTTCTTCACAGTGCTGATTGCACTGGAGTTCAAGCACTCCATTCTGGTGATGCCGGGCGGTCAGGCTCACAGCATGGCCCGGATGCGGTCGGTTCTGCTTATCGGCATGATGGCGACGGTCCGGAAGTTCATTGTACTCGACCTGAACGGGGTCAATGTGCAGGAGATGGCCGCGCTTTCGGGCGCCGTGCTGGCTTTGGGTATCGTTTATTGGCTCGTGCGCGGGAAAGTCACGCCACCCTTGGTGGATGGTTCTGGTGGTCTGCTTTCTGGAGCAGATGCTGAACATTGAGACTTGCCGCACTTTGTGTTCGTCTCAAGCTCTTAGAGTGTTCAAGAGGCGTTCAAAGATTGTTCAAAACATAGTCGGAAGAAAGATGAAAATCAGCGGTAAACCGCCATTAAAACGGTTTTAAGACGATTTAAGACAACATGAGATTGCTTTATGGGCGCAGAACAGCCATATCGTTCAGTATGTGAAGAGGTCCATGTTTGGCTCATCCATAGGGGTGATCTGGGCTAAGCTGCGGGATTTGTTCACATTTTGTGCAACTCTTCTCGGAGGAATCTTGGTATGTCCAATAGCATACTTTCGCTTTCCCCTCGTATGAAAGGGGGGCTGTAATGGGCACTTATCGCGCTAGGCATGTAGCAAATTCATTATTGCAACGAGGCTTCAAAGAGGCCCGTAAAGACATGTCTCCGATGAAGATTCAAAAGCTAATGTTCTACCTCAATGGATGGCATTTAGCTATAAATGGTACACCAGCTATTGATATCCCATTTGAACCTTGGAAATACGGTCCGGTGGTTCCTCTTATTTATGATGATCTTAAACGCTACCAGTCTTGCAATGTAACTAATTATATTGACGAACATGACCCCCAAACTGGAAGTTTCAAGCCGTTCGTGGTAGCGGAGCAGTGCTCAGATTTCTACGAAGTATTAGATCTGACTTGGGAAAAATATATTGGCATTGATGCGATTCAACTTTCTGCAATGACTCACGAGCCCGGTTCTCCGTGGGAAAAGGCGCTAAACTGTGGGTTGTCTGAAATTCCGGAAAAGCTCACTCAAGAATATTTTGTGAACCTTGCCAAATCTAGCTGCTAATACTGCCAATCCTAGCTTTGGAGGGGATAATTCCCCCCCTCCAAGCGATAGAGTCACTGTGGCTGATGCGCGTCGAGCAGACCCAAAAATTAGGTCCCCAGACGAACTGGCTATTCAAGAGGCAAACAATGCTCACGCTCAGGCAACTCTATGGGCAGAGCAGGGTTGGATAGGCCACGTTCTGGGGTCAAAAACTGAGAAGCCGGGAAACGTAGCAGCAATAGTTATTTTTTTCTGTTTTATATTGCTGGTCATAGGATTTTGCGTCTTGTCGCATGGAGACGGGAAATCGAACGAAGATTTTTTCAAATTCACCTCAATAATTACCGGGATTGTTGGGCTTGCGCTTGGATATCTGTTCGGGTCCTCCTCGCAAAAAAATTAGCACTCACATCTACCCCGGATATCCCCCAGCCGCCCCTCACCAGGCGGCTTTTTTGTTGCCTTATGAACGCCGTTTCTCGTGTGCTCGCTCATTGCCGCAAAGCGCGTGTTGCCTCGGGTTTTTCTTGTACTGCCCCCTGCCCTGTACTACGATTCTCGCCTTATCGGAGGCGGCATGTCCAGCACACTTCTCAACATAGAAACGGCAGTCAGTTATCTCTCTGGGGCGGGTGGGAATACGACCTTCAGCTTGGGGGCGGTCACACTGGAAGGCGCGGAAGTTCCTGAAGCACTTCAGGTCGGCGGTTCGAATACGCTGATCGTGCATCAGTTGCCGGGTGGCGACCGTATTATCGACGAAGGTGGCAACGACCCGGCCCGTATCACGTTGGCTGGTCGCTTTCAGGGTTCTGATGCCTTGGCCCGGGCGCGAACGATCGAGCAGATGCGGAATGACGGGGGCACTTACCGTCTCTCTGCTATCAACAGCCTTTGGAAGGTGAAGATCCGCTCCTACGCCTTCACGTACACCCAAAAGGGATATTTCATCCCTTACGAGATGGAGTTGGAGGTTGTCACGGCGCCTGTCTCAACAGCGGCAACCGGCACCTCCGCCCTCTCCTCTCTCGTCGGTTCTGGCGTCACGGATGCACTCGGCACTGTCACAAGCACGATTGCGGAAGTGTCATCGACGGCGTCGGAGATTGCTGGAACGGCGCAGAACGTCATCGGGCAGATTACGCCTATTGCGAACATGATTGGCGTGGGTGGGCCGCTGGCGAAAGCTCAGGATGCTCTCACTTCCGTTCAGGGCATGTCTGCGGCAGGTGAAAATCTGGCGAACCTGCCGACGGCGCTTTCGGGTACGATTACAGGTCTGCAATCGACGGTTGGCCAGTTGCGATCCACGGTCACTCAGGCAGGCGAGAACCTCGAAAGTATTGGTACGGGCAATGCGGCATCCCTGCTCGCACTCGCTGCCAACGCTCATCTTGAACTGGGGGCGCTCGAGGCGAGCCAGACGGCTGGTGTGGCGCTCAAGAATGCACAGGCAGTTTCGGGGCAATGAGCAGAACCATCACCGTCACAGCTGGCGACGTTTCTCTCTATCACGTTGCGGGGCGGGAGCTGGCTGATGCCACTCAATGGTGGCGTATTGCTCAGGCGAACGGGTTGAGTGATCCGGACCTTTCCTGGCTGACCGCGCCGGTGCCGCTTGTCATTCCGGGCGTTGATCCGTCTCTGACGACTGGCCTGCCGGAGACTGGATCTTGAGCGAGAGTACGATCACGGCAGTTGGGCATCGTTCCAGCGGGCCTGTCCGGTCGATCCGGGCGCGGTTGCTGGTGGATGGCGTGGAGCATCCGGAGACGCGCGTTGAGCAAGCGACCTGGAACCGGACACGATATTCGCGGGCGGATACGGCTGACCTGACACTTGCTGTGGATCGGGTGAAGCTTAATGCTGCCGGAAAGAAGTGGTTCGATCCTGTTACGGCTGACGGGGCCTTACCTCCTGACGTGAAGGTCGCTCTTCAGCTTCGGGATGAAACCGTCACGAACGCGACTTGGAAGACGGTGTTTTCAGGACTTGTTGATCGAGTGCGATGGTCTCCTACGCAGACGAGCGTTGAAGTCGAGTGCCGGGATATGCTGGCAAAGCTGCTTGATCTGCGGGTTCGTGAAGCATGGATGAACAAGACGGGCCCAGAAGTCATCAAAGCCGTTGCGGCCGCCGCTGGGCTTTCTGTTGAAGTGAAGCTGTCTTCCGGAATGACAGGGCAGTTCTGGCAGTTGGAGCATAAGCGGTCTTCCGCTGCCACGCATCACAAGTTCCAGACGGCTTTCGATCTGGCGCGGTATATTGCGGATGAGTTCGGGTGCGATCTGTACGCCGAGGGTGAGACGATTGTGTGCAAGCCGGTCGGATCACCGTCTGATAGCGGGGCGCATATTCATGCGTTTCACTACAGCGATCCGGGGCCGACGTCGGCCATTCGGGCTGGAGCCCTAAGCCTGACGCTGGAGCGGGACTTCCTCACGAGCAAAAACGTGGTCGTGCATGTCATGTCTTGGGACAGCCGCCAGCGGACGCGGGCTGAAACGTATTTCTCGGCTGACGGGCATTCTCGCACTTTGGCTGAGAACGCTGGCACGCTCTACAGCTATCGGTTTCCGGGGCTTCGTCAGGAGCAGATTGAGCGCAAAGCGGAGGCGCTCTATCGGCAAATTATTGCCCATGATCGGACTGTCTCTCTCAATATTCCGGGTCGGATTACGCTGGAACCACGCCATTTCATGCGGTTTACAGGCACGGGTAGTACCTGGGATCTGACGGGTGACGATGCGTACGCAGTGGACGCTGTGTCCAGCACATTTGGCGCAGACGGGTCGTTTCTGCAGGACGTAACATTGAGGAACCGCGAAGCCTCGAACGGAGGAAACAGTGACAGCACTGAATGAGGCGCGCCGTGTGGCTGAAGCTGCTGTGGCGCGGGCGGGAAAGCCTTGTCATGGCATCGTCTCGGCTGTCGATCCGGTTAACCACGCGGTTAAGGTTCTGGTGCAACCTGATAATACTGAGAGTGGCTGGTTGCCGGTTGCGACGATAGCGGCCGGTTCAATCCGCATCTGTCGTGTTCCGGATATGAACGAGCATGTCACGCTTCTGTCGATGGAAGGCGATGCCGAGCATCTGAGCGTAATCGGGGCGCAGTTCGATGCTGTTGTCATGCCGCCTGTGTCCCCCGCGACCGGGAAACCGGCTCAGCCGGGGGAATTGCTGATCCGCGCTGGATGCGGTCTGCCCCCTGCTCTTGGAAGTCAGACGGATGACGGCGCAGATAGCCAGGCATCGTGGTTGCACATTACGCAGGGCGCGATTTATTCGGGCGTTGGCGATGCAACCGAAACACTGAACGCCAATGGCATAACGTGGAAAGTCGGTGACTGCACTGCATCCCTCACCTCGTCTGGTTTTGCGGTCACTGGGGGCAATATTACGACGGACAAAACTGTGATTGGCGAGGAAGACGTGAAGACTGACGAGCACTCTCTCAACGGCCACGTCCACACTAATGGTAATAATGGCGGCAACACAGGAGGTCCTGTAGGATGAGCGCAATTTCTCACATCATTGGCGGAGACTTGATTCTCGATAGCGCGGGTGGCCTTGGCGTTGTCGGCGCCGCAGAAGAAGCACGGCAGGCGATCCTGCGGCGACTGTGCACGAACGCGGGCGATTACCCCTGGCACCTCGACTACGGCGTTGGGCTACCCGCTCGCATCGGGTCTCCAATGCAGGAAGGCGATATTCAGGCAGCCGTTCTTGCTCAGTTGCAGCAGGAAAGCGCGGTCGACCAGTCTCAGGCCCCGACGGTAACGATTACGGATCAAGGTTCTGGACAGTATCTGTGCGTGATCCAGTACGTGGACAAGCAGACACAGACTGTCCAGGGGCTCTCATTCTCCGCCTGATTTCGCTTGTACTTGTGACACAGTCGGCGTACTCCTAATCTATCATTGCCCTTTTTGCGGCAACAAGGCGCTCTTTGGGGCGCCTTTTCTGTTTCTGGCGCGTGCATGTCCCTAAATCTCCGATCGTTTTCAACGACCGTCAGCGCGGCCGTGGCTGCTGCACAGGCATCGTGCGCCTCGCTGTTGGATCTGTCTGTCGGAACGGCTGGACGTGCGCTTCTCGAAAGCGTTTCTGGCGTTGCTTTGTGGCTTCAGTATCAGGCGATTCAGATCCTGCTTGTCACGCGACTGGCTACATCATCGGGCGCAGACGCCGACAGCTTTGTCGCTGATTATGGCATGACAAGGCTTCCGGGAACGGCCGCGACGGGCTCCGTCACTCTAACGAGCTTTACGCCCTCGCAGTCCTCAGCAGTTGTAGTGCCGGGCGTTCTGGTTCGGACGGTTGCTGGTGTGTCCTACGCGGTCGTGCAGGATAGCTCCATCTCAACGTGGTCTGATGCGTCAGGCGGCTACGTTCGGCCGGTTGGGACGCCCTCGATCACTGTTCCGGTTCAGGCTGTCACGGCCGGATCATCTGGAAACGTGGCTGTCGGGGCAATTTGCCTGTTGGGCACCAGTGTTTCCGGCATTGATACGGTCACCAATGGCGCAGCGCTTACGAACGGGGCTGATCAGGAAACGGACGCAGAATTGCGCGCTCGCTTTCCGGTCTGGCTGGCCGCGAAAGCGACGGCCAATCGGGCGTCTGTTCAGAATGCTGTATCTGGGGTTCAGAACGGCCTGACGCAGGAACTGATTGACGGCTACGCGCCTGATAACATGTTCACGCCGGGATATTTCACTGTTGTAGCAGACGATGGCTCCGGCACGCCGTCTGACGCTCTTCTGAGCAGTATTTACGATGCCATCTCGGACGTGAAAGCGCTTGGCGTTCAGTATGCAGTCCAGTCCCCAACTGACGTGATCGCAAACGTCTCGCTGACTGTGCTCGTGCCTGTAGGTACTGACGTCTCTGCCGTCACGGCTGCTGTATCGACAGCGATTTCCGCTGATATCACGGCCCGCGCTGTGGGTGCTGGCTACGAGTATTCCCGCCTTTCCTACCTCGCGTACACGAGCGCTGGCGTGACCGTTAATGGCGTGACGGATGTTCTGCTGAACGGGGCGCAGTCTGACATTGCGGCGGCTCAGAAAACCACAATTCGCCCCGGAACGGTCTCGGTCACAGTGAGCGCATCCTCATGAGTACAGGCGATCAGAGCGATTTCGTTCGTCGGCTGCGAGGATTGCTACCGCGAGGGTGGTTTCCCGATCCAGTCGCAACAGGCTCGACTGAGCAGGCCCCGGTCCTTGTCGGCATCCTGTCAGGTTTTGGCAGCGCTCTTGCCGGAGCTTGGACACTTCTCCAGCAGGTCCAGGCCTCTACCCGTCTCAAGACCTCGACGGGTACAGTTTTGGATCTGGCGGCCAACGACCTGTTCGGCGCTGGTCAATTCCCGCGTGCCAGCGGCGAAACGGATGCGTTGTATCTGGCCCGCATCGAGGCAGCCCTAATTGCCAGGAAAAACACGCGCGCTGCCGTTGCGGCGGCAGTGACAGTATCCGGCGCCCCTAGTTTTCAGATTATCGAGTGCTGGAATGCGGCAGATTGTGGAGCCCTGCTTCCCGCAGGTGCTTCTCGAGGATTAGGCGGCTACAGCACCCCCGCTCTCCGGTACTCCGGTATTCCCGGCCAGTTTTTTCTTGAGACCGCGGTCACGGATGAAGTCCTTCCGATTACCCGCAAATCAGTCGTCCAGACCAAGACAGCCGGTGTCGTGGCCTGGATACGCAACACCCTCCCCTCATCCTAACGGAGGTCCGAGTGGACGCTCATATCGTTTATCCGGGCCAGATCCCGCAAGATACGGACCTGCTCCTTGCTCAGAAGCTGATGGCGTTGAGCGTTGGTGGTCTAGGTGATGCTCTGTTCGGCCGCACAGTCGCTGCGTGGGGTTTTTCTCCGACGCTAAGTCCGGAAGCTCTGACTGTTACGATCGGCGCGGGCGTTATCCTTGCTTCAGGGTCAATCTTGCCGACTGCGCTTGGCGGCCAAGGCGGTGGCCTCCCTGCTGATGCAACGGTCACGACCAAGCAGTATCTTCTCCCTTCGGCACAGACGCTGACCATCCCTGGAACAGGCGGCACATATACCCTTTATGCGCTGTGTTCGGACGTGGATACGGACAACACACTTCTCCCGTTCTGGAGCGCTGACAATCCCACGCAGACGCAGGCAGGCCCTAACAATGCAGGCACCCAGCTTGCCACGCGGCGGGCCTCGCAGGTCGTACTGACGCTGGCACAGAGTGCTCCGGCTGCTCCTGCAAATGGCAGCGTTATCCCGTTGATGACCTTCACCGTCCCGAGTGGTGCGACAACAGCCTCCGGCGTAACATACTCTCAGCGAGCAAACACGTTCTGGTCGACTATTCCCGAGCTGGAATCCGGTCGTCTTCTGAAAGATGCGGATTATACGGCCAGTCAGTATTTCACCCCACAAACGAAGACACAGTTACTGGAAGTCGAGATTCAGGGCGCGGGCGGAGCATCGGCGTCTGCAACAGGCAATTCCAGCAACTCAGTTGCCTGCGGCGGGCCAGGAGCGGCAGGTGGTTATATCCGACTCTTTGTCGACCTGACCAAAGTGTCCGTCCCGGCTGGAGGGTTCTATCTCTCGATAGGCAATGGTGGTTTGGGATCGACGGCTGCAAACGCTGTTGGTGGTACGGGTGGGGCTACTTCATTTGGGAGTATAGCTACCGCGAACGGTGGTGCCGGAGGCAATTCGACCGGGCCGATTGCTCCGGGCAATAGCGCGTGGGGCGGTCAGGTGGCAGGCGGTACAACCGTCGTGACTGCGACGGAGGGGGTTACGGTCTCCGATGCCCTGACAGGCGAAAACGGGCAGAGCCCTTTTGTCATGTATGGGGCCAGCAACGGGATCCCTGTCCCGCTAATGGGGGCTGCTCCACCTAGCAAATGGGGGAGTAGCGGACCTAATGCCACGACCGGATCTGCGGACGGAGTTTCTCAGAGCGCTCGTGGTTTCGGTGCTGGCGGCGGAGGGACTGGGAGCGTTGGGGCCGGAACGCAGTACGGATCGTCCGGAGCACCAGGCAAGATCCGTATCCGGGAGTATTCCTGATGAGTGGAACAACAAGCAATCTGGTCTCTGTCACCCTGAATGTTCTGGCAAAGCAGGTGGCCCCTCTTCTCTTGGAGGCGCAGCTTCAGGGCATTAATATCAGCGGTGCTGAGATTGACGGAGTTGCGGTCTCCGACGCGATTACGGACGCATCCAAGACAGCTCTGGATGACCAAAAAGACATAGCCGGTGGCGTTGCCGCCCTTTCATCTGATCTGGGACTGATGCTGAATGGCGTTGAAGTCATGGGCGCCTCTGCGGATGGCCATCTCCTGATCAAGGTTGATTTGCCCACTATTGACCCAGGTATTTCCGGCGCGCTCTGGAATAACGGTCAATATGTCATGGTATCGGCGGGATAATCCGATGAAAAAAATGATTTTTCTAGCGGCTTCGGCCGCTTTTTTTGTGTCTGGTGTTCGAGCCGCTGACGTTGTTCCGAACCACATCCGGCATCCGTTGCGCGCGGCAGCCGTGAAAATGCTGGCTCCAAAATCAGTCGTTCGTATAGGGGCGACCGCAGCGACGGCCTCCGGTTCCAGTAAATATGTTCCAACGCTGGCTCCGGGCGGATTGTCCAATGCCAACGTAATCGCAGGCCTGTCGTGGTCTGCTATTTTGGGCGACACAGCCACCTACGCGGATAACTCCGTCCAGCAGGCGGATATTGGCTCGACTGTAGCCGGGCTGGACACAACAGGAAGTGTTAGCGCTCCGCTGGCTAGTGGCGGCAGCCGCATCGGTGACTGGCAGACCAAATCAACGCCGGAACTGTTCAGTCAGGGGTATGAGTCAAACCTTATGGGCGGCGTCACCCAGATGGGGAGCGGGTATCTGACGCGCAGTCTATTCCTCCAGACTGACCCTTACACAAATTATTCCGGTGGTTGTGGGCTGATCCTATCGATGATGGGGAGTGTGAGTTCCCAGCAATTCCCTATTTCCCAGCAGGATTTTCGTGGAGGGGCGACGTCCGTTGTCGGTGTGGGTGGATTTGATACAGTGGCAAACTGTATCCTCAACGGAAACCAGCCAGCGCGATTTGTTCTTACTGCGACCGGTTATACGGCGAATAGCGTGAAGCTGGCGGCCCCGCTCGCAGCCGGAGACGCCGCCCGTATTTATCAGGGAATGTATATCACGACGAATTCCCCCAGCCCTTCACTTTCCCTGACCAATACCGACGGAGAATTACCAAAGAAGAACCTCTTTGCCGGTTTCGTCAGCAAACAGCCTGCGGCGGGTGATACGTCTATCAGCGTATACGCGTGGGACGTTCCTGGTTACGGGACGGGTGCGAGTGGGCAGGTTCCGCAGACAACCGCCCTCGACACTGTGTGGAGCGCGCGATCCGTACCTACCGTGTGGCTCGGAGGCGGTGCAGCAGGCTCTTCATTCACCAACAACTGGTTTACGTCCGTAGACGTAAACGACCTCAAGCCATCTGCCACCAATCGGTCGCTGGTTCATCAGTTCACGCCGCTTGAGATGGACCTGAATCTGGTCAATGGCACGGCTCCGGCGCATTCTATTTGGTGGCAGGGTATTAGTCTGAATGCGGGAAACCAGCCGGAGGCTCTCACGACTGATAGTCGCCAGATGTTCCTCGGCGGCAATATCAATCACCATCTGATTACCAACGGTGGTTGCGGTAACTGGGATATTGAGAGTTGGGCTGATGGAGGCTTCATTGCCATGCCCTCGCTCTGCAATCTGGCCGCTGGCAGTGCTGTGACGCGGCAGGTTGACGCCAGCTGGACGAACTGGATCGCATCCGCCAATCGTATGACGTCAATGATTTGGACGGACATCGGCAACCCTTCGGCGCCCACAGGCTGGCAGCAGGCTGTTGTCCACATAGGCGTAACGGTGGATGGCAATCGTGTTTCGACCGGCAATTATGGCGGGTCCGAACAGGGTGATATTGAATGGAACTATGGAGGTAACTACGGGTCAGTTTCCCTTTGCGGGTACAGTCAGAATTGCGGGCTGAGGGTGAACGGAGATGGCACGACAGCATTCGGCGCTAACGCGTATCTGCTCAACGGGTTCAACCTAACGTTTTTTCCTGTCCAGACAGGCGTACCTGCCCCCTACCTAAGCGCTGATGGCGCGGGCACGCTCTCCCTCATGAGCTCAGGCGGTGGTCGTGGAGCTCTGGAAGTGGGGACCGTAAATTCCGATGGCGATGTCTATATCAAGGGGAATGCGGGCCTAGCGGGCGGTGGCTATGTAGGTAACGGCAAGGCCCTGAAATTTTTCCCGACATCAACGACGGCGATCGGATCTGTACTTCAGGCAGCCGACGACACGAGTGGCCCCACACTGGATGTTCGAAGCACGGATGGAAGCTGGGCTAACATTCGCCCGTGGTCTGTTGCGCCCGTTGATAATATCCAGTTACCGATCAAGACCCTTTCTGCGCTGGGAACGGGCGCGGTAGATGGGGAACAGCGCTGGTGTTCCGACTGCACTCTGAACGGGATTACCGGTGTGGCAGCCTACTGGCATACGTCCGCATCCAAGTGGACGGACAGCCAGAACGGCACACTGGCCAACTGACCCTGCCGACAATCTGACTGACACAGCCGCCCTCAGGGGCGGCTTTTTTTATTGGAGGGGCGGATGCCCGAAATATTAGGCGGGCCCGGTGATTACGTTCTCAGGCCTGAATTTGAGCGCCATCTAGACAAGTTCGACGGCGTTGCAAAGCAGGTCCATGAGCACGGTATTTTGCTTGCTCAGCAAGCGGCTTCCTCACGAGATCAAGCCAATTCGCTCAAGGCGATTCAAACCAAGCTGGACGAACAGGACCGTGTTCGTGGCGAACGTGACCGGGCAATGAAAAATACCATCTGGGCTGCAAACACCTTGGGGCCAAAGGCCCTTGGTATTGCGGGCCTTTGTCTGGGAGCCTTTTACGCCTGGTTGAAAGGACATCTGGGATGAGCGGCCTGAACCTCACGCAACTCAAAAACGAGATCGTTCGGCCAACGCTGGACTACCTTGGGCTGGGCGGAGATGCGGCGGTCAATCTCCTGACTGGAACTGCTCTGGCTGAGAGTGATACGGCGTACCTGCGGCAGATTGGCGGAGGCCCGGCTCTTGGCCTGTGGCAGATGGAGCCTGCGACGCACGACGACTGCTGGACCAACTTTCTACGGTTTCCCGCTCAGTCCCGCTTGGCGACCAAGATGCAACAGATTGCGGGTGTATCTGCTCCGAAAGCAGACGTCATGATCTATCACCTGCGCTATGCCTGTGCAGTAGCTCGTATCCGGTTTTATCGTGTACATGAGCCCCTGCCCGCCGCTGATGATCCCGCAGGGATGAGCCGGTATCACAAGGTGCATTACAATACGCCTCTTGGTGCGGCAAACGCCCTCGGCAACATCCCCGATTTCAAAGCCGCGATTGCAGCTTGACCCGATTTCCCGCTTGGTGCGTGCGCTCAGCGCTGGCTAAGGCGGACCATTCTTCTAGGAAAATCTAATATGGAAACGTTATCGGCGCTCCTAAGTGCGCTGCCGGACACGTACGCTCTGTACGCATCCCTGTTTGTCATCGCCTGCAAAGCCGTGACGGTTTTTGTCAAGCCACCGGCCTCCACGTCAAAAGTGGCGTGGCTATATCAGATCGTCAGCCTGATCGGCCTGAACGTGGGCTGGGCTGCCAATCGCCTGCAGGTCGGAAAGACCGGTGTGATGGTCGCCCGGACAGATGCTGACGAGGCCAAGGCAGCTCTTGCCCAGGCGAATATTCCGCTGGCCTCTCCCAAGCCGACCGATCGCCCTTCCTGACCGAAGGAGGCAGGT